TTTATTATTTTTATTAACTTTATTTAATTGTTGTGCGGCTTGATTAGCTTTCTTTGCAACATCGTCTAAACCAGAAGTATCAATTTTTAAATTGATTGTTTCTTGTGATAATTGCTTTTCAATATCCTTTTTAATATTAGCAACAGCACCTTCTTCTAGTTTAATACCAATCTTAACGCTGTATTTATTTTCCATTTGCTACTCACCCCCTCTTAATTCCATATTTATTTAATTCTTGATTAAACCATCTATTAACTTTTCTATCTAAATCTTTCTCATAAGAATCCCAATATCCTTCATTATTTAATTCTGCTAAATATAAAGCACCACCATTATAAGAATAAAAATCATTATCTGCTATATTATTTAAAACCATAGGCATTATATGTCTGATATCGCTACCATCATTACCACCGTGAGACATTTGACTATTTATCATATCATTTTGAGGAGCAATTAATCTATTGTCATCAAAAATTAAAGACCTTACATAATCACCTATTTTTTTATTGGCTTCTTCTGATATTGTCCAACCAGCATAAAAACCTCCGTCTTTATAATATCTTGAATATTCTCCTGGCTTTGCTTTATAAATTGTATTATCTAAATGTTTTAAAAAATCATCTAATAAATCTTTAGAAACAGCTTCAATAACTTCTTCTATTACTTTATTAAAATAACTTTCCATTTCCGTACTATTATCAAAAATTTTAGCCACGAAGCCATCTCCTCTCAGTTTTGTTATTTTCTAAAAAAAAGAGAGCAAAGAAATTATTCTTTGTCCCCTTTATTTGATAAATCTTGACCTGTTATTTCTTCGTATTCTTTCTTAACAGTTTGCCATTCTGCTGGCAATTTTTCCATTAATTCATCTAATTTTTCATTTTCTGGTAAATTACCTATAAAAGTATCTATTTTATTTAAAATACTTCCTATTGAATTACCAATTTCTCTTGCTGTCTTCCACATTAAATCATATGCAAGTTGTGCGTTTGTAACTTTTTCTAAAATTTCTTTATGAACACCTTTTTTGAATAATTCTTCAAATTGTTCATTATCATCAATTTTATAATCTTCAATTAATAAATAAAATAATCCTGCATAAAAATTTATTTCCATATCAACTGGATTAAAAGCATAATCTTTAAATAATCCACCTTGTTTATAAATTTCAATAGCTTCAGTAACTAAATTACCTACTTGACCTCCAGTAAGATAGTCTTGTTTTAAAGTTATATCTCCTATTTTCATAAATTAATCCTCCTTTTTTTCTAAAAAATAAGCTCTAGCGATTAGTATGGCTTCCGCCACATCATCGTCACTTTGTTTTGTTTTTGTATCTCTAATATAATAATTAAAATTTAAATTGTATAATTTATTAACTTTGTCTACTGCCAACTCTTTCTGAACGGCTCTTTTCATACCAGCACGAGTGCCATCATATAAATCCATTCTCGAACGCCATCCAGATGGGGCATAGACTACCCAAGGTAGGCATTGTTCAAAACATACCCCTAAGATAACACCTTGTAGTGTGCTGAGTTCTTTCCCCGTTTTCAGATTATTATGAGACGATATTGGTACGTCCTCAACAACAACCACCTTTATATCTTTATGTTGTTTAATAATTTTTGTTAGTTCAAAATAAATTTCTTTCATTCTTTCCCTAACATCTTCAGAGTTGGTCTTAATTAATCCATACTCAACTAACTCTCCGGTCGTAGAATTTAAAACACTATAACCGGTTTTTTTAGTTGCAGCATCAATTCCTAAAATTTCCATCTCCTTATTTTCCTTTCATCATATCTTTCACCATTTTCCTATATTTTGCATCTTTTTCTATATTCTCTTTGACAAATTCCCATATTTGTTCTTTACATAAATTTAAAGATACAGGGATTATTACAAATCCTATAATCATTAGAGCTATTATAATCATAATGGTTTCCAAATATTCATCTACTCCTTTGTTGTGTTTACGTTTTCTTCCCACAATTTATGGATATAAGAATTTTGATGATATACATTTGTATATTTATCATACGCTTCGTAAGCACGTTCCTCTTTAGAAGAAACATTTTTACCAGACTTTACGTCTGATATAAAATCTATAATTGCATCCTTACACTGGTTTATTTCTAATGAGTCAATCTTATTGTTTAGTTGTTTATAATTTTCCTCCATTTTATCAGACATCTCATCTCTTACGTTACCAACATTATTGTTAACTTCGTCCACCTTTTTATCTATTTTTTTGATTTCTTCTAAAATGGGATTTATTTCTTTTTCTTTTCTATTTTTCTTAATCCAGCTTGATAATTTTATTACAACCCCCACAATTGTACCTATAGAAACTATTACACCTGCTATTTCTGCTAAGAATATGACAACTTGCCCTAAAGTAATATTATCCATAGTTTATTCTTCCTTCCTTGATTTTTCTAAAAGTAAAAAAGAAAAGGGATGTTATAAAATAACAATATCCCCTTTCTTGTAATTATTTACTTCTTTAATAGTAATATTTCTTCCATCTTTATTAATAATATAATAAGTTGGAGTTGCCAATATTACTTCATATTTAGTATCAATAACCTTTTTGTCTTCCTCATCAACTTTTGGTTTTTCTTCGACTTCCTCGGTTTCAATTGTAGGAATAGGTTCTTCTACTAATTTTTCTTCAACTTCAACTGGAATAATTTCTTCAATTACTTCTGTTTTAGTTTCTTCTACTTTTTTCTTGTAGTTTCTTTTATTAGCCATATTTAAGTCCTCCTTCTGTAATTGAGCACAAGTTCGCCAATCATCAGTATTAACCAATTTTCGTTGAACAGGACAATACCTTTGTTTAGTACAATATTTGCCTGTTAAGGAGCAAATTAAACTTTGCTCCAAACCAGACTTTTTTAATTGACTATATTGGCAATTAGTTGTTGACATTTAATTATTCACCAACTGTAACAATAACGTTTGCGTCAATATCTGTTTTGTCAGTGATAGTAGCTTTAATAGTTGCAGTACCAGAAGCAACACCTGTAACAACACCGTTTGTAGAAACTGTTGCTTTAGTGTCGTCGTCAGAACTGAAAGTTAATCCAGTAATTGGTGCTAAGAATGCAGCTGTTCCATCATTAGGTACAGCGAATACTTTTAATGCTTTTGTTCCGTCAACTGCTAATGAGAAGTCTCCTCCATCAATAGCTAAAGCTGTAACATTGTCATACCAGTTTGAATCATATAAGATTTCAGTAATTGTAGCATATACTGGTCTATCAGCAGTACATCCACCTTTATTAGTTGGAGTATAAGATAATGCTCTAACTGTTAATGGTGTTTGAGCAACTGAATCTGGTGTCATTGATAATGTAAATGCACCAGTCATTGAAGCTTTTGGAACTTCTACTTGTAATGTACCAATTCTATTTGTTGTAGAATCAGAACTACATAATTGTGCTTCCATTACTAATCTGATTGTTGAAGGTAACATATCTGCATAAACAGTAATTTGTCTAGCAGCAGCATCGTTTGAATAATATCTTACACAAACATCTCCTTCATAAGTTGTATCACTCATAGTGAATGAATTTCCTGTAAATGTAACTCTTTCAACGTTACCATTTTTATCAGTTACCCAACCATATAAAGTTGAACCAGTGATTCCTAATGGTGTTCCTTGAACAGTTCCTGCTCCTGCAGTAACAGTTACATCTTCAGTTGTCCATACTTTTGCTCCAGTAACTATACTAGAACCAACGTTTAATGCTAAATATGGTAATGAGAATTGAGCTTCATTGATTGTGATATTCATTTCAGCTGTATGATAATAGATATATTGTAATTGGTTTCCTTGTCCAGCTCTAACATCAGTATTTGATAATGTAGTTTCAATTGAACTGTCCATTAAAGTTGTACCAACGAATAATAGATTATCATCTGAATCATAACCATATACGTTAGCTGTACTAACTAAAAACTTTTTCATTTTATTTCCTCCTTTATAATTATTTATTTACATCATCTATTTTATGGTGCATTTCGTCTGCATCGACTTTAACATCTTCATATTTATCTGATTTAGTTAAATCAGCCATCCAATGTTTAATCTTGTTTTCGTCTTTAAATTTGACCATACCAGACATTTCTGCACTTAAATAAATTTCGTAATGTAATTTATAATCAACTCTCTCTAAAATTTTACTGAATTTCCTAATAGTAAGTTTATTAATGTCATCAAACTTTAAAGCAGTTGAAATTAAGACACATATCATTTGGTCTTCTAACGAACACATTTTATATTCGTTTTGTTTCATTTTATAGACCTTAGCCTTTTCCATTGCGTCTCTTACTTCTTTTTGAATAGTATCATCTATATGTTCAATACTATTTTGTAAAAAAACAATATCTGTTATTTTATCTAAATCTTCAGAGTCATAAATAACCCCTTTTATTTTAAAAATAGCTTTACCATTTGGGTCAGTTCCAAACCATAAATCACTATCGTTATCTATATGTAAAACCATTTTCAAAAGTTCCTTAAACATATATAAATATGGTAACTCAGTCGTACTTGCCATATAATACAAAAACTGTAAATATGTCATAGAAATAACTACTGGATTAGGAATACTATTTTTATCTAATAATAAACAAGTTATATAAAAATGAAAATCTAAATATCTATCCATTGTTGCTGGATAAATTAACAAATCTTTATAAGGTATTGGTTTATCATAAAATAAATAATAATCGTATTCACCAACTTTATCCATTATGATAAATTAACCCCCATAGTAATAATTTTACCCTTATAAGGCTTTTCTCCGGTAGTTATAATACGATTGTAGTTAGTGACATCACCATCAAAGAATAAGACCCCTACTCCTCCGATGTCACAACCATTTAAAACTTCTAATAATTTTTGAATAATAGTATCTAACCTTGTCGTATAATTTGACAAATGATTTATTTGAGAATGTATATAAACTTCTATATTGACCATACAAATACCATAAGTCCTTGTAGTTGGATATAAAGAAGATGGATAAATTCTAAGAAAACTTTTTTCTTTATTTGTAGCTTCATCCATAAAACAGTCAAGAAAAACATTAAAATCATCTTGACTAGACATACCATTATAAATCATATTTGCTTTTTCTTTTTGAGTTAAATTTTTCTTTTTCCAAGCGTCAGCGTCATTATATTTTAATAATTTCCAAATAATTTCTGCCTCTGGATTAGTCATTAAATGTTCTAATATTCGATAACTAATTTCTGGTAATACATTATAAGTTGCATAAGCACCCTTAACTGCTTTCATATCCATAGCCATTAGTATAACCCCCTTAGAGTGAACTCAAATTCCTTAAATATATCATTATAAGAACATCTTATCTTTATAGGATTAGATAAAAATTTCTTTTTATTAATAATAGTAAAAGTATTACCTTGAACCATTATTTTGTAATTATTTCTAGGAACTTCTTCGCTAATATCAACTATTTCAATAGGATAATCTTGTGCAATACCATTTTTATAAACAGTTGCAGTAATTGCAATCTCTTCATTTTCTAAAACATAATTTATATCTGGATTAATTAAAATATCATAATTAGGTTCAGCCGAACTTTCCAACACCGTAACAGTTATAGAACCAAAAACGTGTTTATTATCAACCATTATAGCACTTAAAGTAACCTCGCCTGGAGCAAGTGCTGTTAATTTATTATCTTCAATTGAAACAATTTCATCATTTGAAGAACACCAATGAATTCTTTCATCTACAACTTCTTTGCCTCTATAAACAGTAGCATTCAATTCAGCTGTAGCTCCAACATCAAGATAGGTGTTATTTTCACTTATATCAATACTATATTCAAATCTTTCTGCGTTAGCAAAACCGTTTTCTATATCATCTGTTTGATAATTCATTTCGTATTCTTCTACATAGAACTGAGTTAATGTTGGAGATTTATCATCTCCAGTAATTGTGTTTAATGAGTTACCGAAACCCCCTGCGTATACTCTAAACCCAATTCTTTGTTCTGGAACACCAAATAAGAATCTATCATTAGGTTTAATTTTTATTGTTCTACTATTACGTTGGCACCATATATATTGTTCAGCTTTACCAGTGACAATGGTCATAGTGTCATTATTATTCGTGAATCTTAGCACTTGGTCTAAAATGCAAGGTTCATATATTTTATTCCCATTCTCATCAAAAAATCTCAATGTATTATTACATCTACGAACTTCTGCACTGGTAGATAATCCGGAACCTTTATCTACATTGATTACTAAATAGTAATTTCTTCCCCATTTAAATTTCATACCATAATATGGTTCAGGAAAATCTGGAGTGAAAATAAATACTTGATAATCATCTCCTACTTGAATACCAGTGTTATAATTGACAACTGGTTCTACCCTTACCATTGGTATAGGTTTAAAATCACGTTTTCCATAATGAACTTCATATTCAATCTCATTATATTTAACGTTTGGTGCATTATCAAATGTTTGTTCGCTTATTGCTACAAAATCATCACGATATGCCTTTGTAGGATTTGTAGTTCTAAATGCCTGTGTGGCATTATAATACTTCATTGCCATTTTTTAGTACCTCATCTCTCATACTATTTATAAGATTTGTGCAATGATTTACTATATATTTAACTCTGTCGTGTTCCTCAGGATTAAACTTTTTCATACCTTCAATCATATATAATAATTCAACATAATATTGATTGTTTTGCCATAGTTCACTAGCACCAATTAATTTAGTGCTTAAAAATAAAAGATGTTTTTGATAATTTTCATAAGCTTCATCACGGGAATAAGCGATGTCGCCTTCTTTATTTTTACCTTCAAAAATAGGTAATGTTTTCCAACATTGATTTATTAATATAGTTAAAGAATCTAAAGTAGTTTTATCGTCTAATGTAAAATCATATTTCATTATATTAATGCGTTCTCATTTAACCATTTTGATTGACTAAAACTATAAGTAGTTTTCTTGGTAGCAATCTCTTCGATTAATTGATTCCTTCTATTAATTTTAGCATTTAAGTTATTAGCTTCCGAATATCTATGTGCTTCTTTATTATTTTGCATCATACCAGTAATTTGTCTAACATCATTTATTTCTTTATCAAGCCAAGCTATAACAGTATAATCCGCTATAATACTTTTTTCAATTTCTGATAATTCACAATTGAAAACTCTTTCTTCATCATTTCTGTCAGATAAATCTTTTCTACAATTTTCGAAATTTGCTAATCCCCTAACCATAAATCCTTCTAATACTATATTAAAATCTTTTGGAGAATCCACAGCTAATCTATTTAAGTGGTAATCCTCAATGGAAACTAAAGCGAGGTCTAATATATCGTCATATGAAGTCATATATATACCTCCTTATTGTTTGTTTTCATTTTTTAATTCTTCAAATAATTTCTTTTGATTTCTATAATCATTCATAATGTCAATATTCATATCATCATTTAAAATTTGAACAATATTCATATCAACACTCTTTTCGTCTTTATTTAGTTTATCGAATATAATTCCTTTTAAAGTTTCTTTTTGATTTTGAGTCATACTTTGATAAATTTTTTCAAACGTACCTTTGTCTTCACTAAAAATCTTTTCAATTTGTTCATAACTTAATAGTTTCTTATAAACGTTTACTAATTTTTGTTCTTTTACTACTTCTTCATCATTGATAAATACATTACCACCTTCGATAAAACGCTTATTGTTTTTAATAAGCTTTTTTAAGTCTTCATAAGGAACTGTTTGTTGTTCCCCATAATGAGAAAATGTATAAACTTCTCCTTGACCATATCCTTCAGTAGATAAATTTAATTCACCAACTGTTAACGATGTTAAAGTAACGTCTCTATTACTATCATTTACATATTGAACATTTTGAGATTGGTCAAATGCTTTACCTGTTAATTGGATAATTAACTTTTGCATATCTTCCATTTGTTGTCTCATTTGTTCTACTTCTTTTTTACTTACTGTATTTGTACTTTTCGTACTTTTAGTATTTGCCATAATCATATCTCTCCTTTTTTACTAAAAATAAAAGGGGTTGATTTATCATCAACACCCTTTAAAATATCTATATTTATATACAAAAATTATAGAGCAATTTCACCAGCTAAAGCTGAAGTAAATGCACCAACACCATAAGATTTGTATAATGTAGCAACTTGTTGTAAGTTAGCATTTGCGAAGTTAGTTTCATTATTTGCTAATGTAGAACCTTCAACGAATACTTTAACTAATTTGTCAGTACCTGGGCATAAAACATAGATTTTTTGGTCGTCTAATTTAACTGCGAATTCAGTTTTATAATCAGCAACTTGTTCTAATTCGATGCAAGAAACTCCGAAGAAATCTCTTAAGTATCCAACTTTAACATATTCGTCTCCTAATAAGATTCTAGTATTTGTAGATGCAGGTAAGATTTTTGATAATGCTAATTTAGTTCCTAAGAAGATAGCTTGTCTTCCACCATTCCAAGCACTAACTTTTTGAGCTAATGCGATAGCAGAATCTTGATTCCATCCAGAAATCTTTAATGCAGCTGAACCAGTAGTTGGTAAGTTGTTCATCATAGTAGCAAAAGCATCATAAATATCATATCTCATTTGAGTTTCGATAGACATAACAGCTTTTCTTACGAATTCAGCTAATGTATAAGCTCCTCTTAAAACATCATATAAAGAAATACCAACAGAAATTGCGTGTAATTCTGGAACAATTGTCTTTTCTCCTTTGAATTGTCTAGTTATATCAAAATCTCTTTTTGCTCTTCCACCTTTAGCAACGATGAATAAATCTCTTGGTTCAATATCAACTTTTAAAGTGTCTCCCCAAGAACCATTTTTAACTTCTGCAATAACTCCTAAGTCTTTAATTAAAGCATCAGGTATAATTAAATCAGTAATCATACCGATAATAGCAAATGCAGATTCTTTAACATCTGAGAAATTACAGAAAGTAGCTAAATCATTATAATCGCTTATTTTTCTTCCTGACATTCTTTCGATTTCATCTGTATAGAATTCTAACATTTTACTGTTCATTTCTTCAAATGTAGTACCAGCTGCACTACTTTTTTTACCATTTATATAAGATTCATAATATTCAACAAATTTTGAATAAGCATTTTTTCTTTCTTCATCATTTGCTGTGAATGCTAAAACACTATTTGGTAATCTCATTTTATATTCCTCCTTCTTAAATTTCTTAAATTATTTTCTATTTTTTATTTTTGTTGCCTAATTATTAGATAGCAACGCATTCTAATAAGATAGCAGCAACTCTTTGTGAACCGATGTTAGTTGCTCCTCCGATTGAGATGTAAGCACTATCATCTAATACTTTGTATGATACTCCTGATACAGCAGCACTAGCATATTGTAATTTGCTTTCTCCAGCAGCTACAACTGCGAAATCATTAGCAGTTCCTTCAATACCTTCAGCAGAGATTAAAATTTTGTCTCCAACTTGTGGTCTGTAAGCACTAAATACTTTTCCTTTTACATTTGTAAATGTTCTTGGGTCATTTATACCGATTTTGTATTCATTTCCCATAGAGTCTGTAATTATTGTATCTTCTGGGCTGAATGCCATAAATACATTGTGTAAATCACTGATAGCAGCTGGTGTATAAGTTTGACTAGCAGAATCATAAGCTCCTGCATTGAATACCATACCGTTATCATAATCATTAGAAGCATCTAAGAAACTTTGATTTAATGAATCAATGTTTTTAGCAGCTACTAAACTTGGTATTAAAACAATTTTTGCCATTTTAAATTTCCTCCTTCTTAATTTTTAATTACTTCCACGTATATTTAGATGTGTTTTGTTTATTATCTAAAACATCGTTAACAGCCATTTTTGTGAATGATTTATCTTTTACTGAGAAATTTTTACTTGAAATCATCTTATCATAAGATTTAGCTTTAACTTCATTTTCAAAGATATTTAATTCGTCTAATGAATATTTTTTTGATTCTTCTCTTAACTCTGAAATTTCATCTGCACTAAATAGCTCAAGTACACCAGAAATTATACTTTCTACTTGCACTGATTTTTCTTTAGCTTCGTATTTTTCAACTTTGTCTCTTAGAACCTCACATTCAGCTTTTAAAGAATCTCTTTCTGCTTTCACAGTTTCAGGGTCTTCTTCTTTTTCAGGTTCATCAGTTTCACAATTTTCAGTAGGAAGATTTTCTTCGTTAGCTTCACACTTAGCTTCTTCACATTCTTCAGAATCTTCACATTTTTCACATTCTTCAGAACTTTCGCAATTTTCAGAAGCTTCGTTTTTGCATTCTTCTTCAACTTCTTCTACATCTTCCTTAGATTCATCATCTGAATCATCTGAATCTTCTTTGTCATCATCTGACTCTTCGTCATCGTCTGATTTGTCATCTTCAGATTCAAAGTTCTTTTCTTTATCATCTTCAGAATACATAGTATTGTCGTCTTCTTTAGATGATTCTTCTTGAGTTTCAGTTGTTTCTTCTACTTTTTCAGCTTCCTTTTCAGTTTCAGCTTCAACAGTAACTTCAACTTCTTCAACTACTTCTTTAGTTTCATCCATTGTACCTTTTTCCTCCTTTCCTGAAAATTCCACCATAGCAGTATCATCACGGTGTTCATTATAAACTTTTAGTGCATTTTCACAGTCAAACTTGATTATAGATGCACTACTGCCTTCACAGGCAGGTACGTGGCTCAATCCTAAAATGGTAACTCCATTGAAGACAAATTCTTCAATTGTTAATAAGTTATCATTCTCATCAACTTGCCCAGCAAGAACTGTAATTTCCATAGAAACATCTCTATGATTACCTTTTTCTTTAAATATCTCATAAGCCCAATTTGCATAGACTTTAGACATTATTGCCTGAGCAACTAAATATGTTCTACCCTTTCTTTTCTCAAATCTCATTTTTGAACTTTCAGGGAAGAACCCTACTATTTGTTCATCTGGTTCGTGACCTTCAAAATCATTTCCGTCAAAACCAGCAACTAAAAATTTATTTTTCAATGTGTCTTTAGCTCTGACTAAAGCTTCTCTAGTAATAGGAACATTATGTCTGTTATTTCCATCGTGACAAACATAAATTTCTACAACAGCTAATTGACTATCTGAATATTCCTCTGGAACTATTTCAAAACTAGCGACATCTATTGAGAACTTTTCTAATTCCTTATCCATTTATAACCCCTGCCTTTCTTAATATTTCAAATCTGACAGGTAAATGAGATAAGACTTCTTGCAATTCTTTGGTATTAGAGAATTTCATTTTATCTCCATCTCTACCTAATAAAGGAAAACCTTTTTTGATTAGGAAGTTACCAAGAGTTTTACCACAAGTATATATATTAGAGAAATTCATATCTTTTGCATTACTTATAAACATATATAACTCCCCTTTCTATTGATTTCCACCTTTTTCTATATTTGAACCTTTACTTCTAGTTTCTTCTCCACTATCAGTTAAATCACTATCTTTTTCTAAAGGTCTACCAGCTCCTTTATTTGGAGTTGAACCCTGTGTTACATTACCTTGAGTATAAATATTAATCATTGGTCTTAATTTATCAATGAAATCACTCGCATTCATTTCTTCAAGTTCTCTTTCAAGTTCAATCTTGTTCATTCCTAAAGATGAAGCGATTTTATTTGGTAATACAACACCTTTATCAGCATATTTAAATGCTTCTTCTTGTCTAGCCTCTCTGTCAAATTTATCATTTGTTCCAACAAATCTAAAACTCCATTTAAATTTCTTAGTATGTCTATTTGCGTAGTATTCTAAGAAATTTTCAAATTGTGGATAAATAGATTTGACTAACATTCTATCAATATCTATAGAGAATTGACTCTCTATTGCATTTTGATTTTCTCTTGTAGAAAATATAACTTTACCACCACTTAATAAAGAACTTGTAATACTCATAAATGTTTCATAAGTATCATTATCAGTATTTTTAAATTCAACTCCTTTAATATCTTCTGTTGGTAATGCTAATACTTTAATAGCAGCCTCTAGCCCTTGAGTTGCTAAACCAATAAATTTACCTAAAGTATCTGCGTCAATAGCTAATTGATTTGCTACACTTGCAGCCTTCTTCTCATTTAAATATGGAATTGAAGATACAAGTAATTTTCTTGCTGCAGCCATACTTTGATTTATTTGTAAATTTCTCATTACTGGAATTGCAGCCATTTCTGGAAGCATACCTGAGAAAAATGGTATTTGTAAATTATGATTAGGATTAAATTTAAAAACCCAACATCCATCTGCAGGGTCTGTTTGAGTCCATAATGCAAAACTACCAGTTCTCTTATTTATTTTATTACTTGGTATATATGGTTTAACCTTTTTACCATCAAACATTTCTGTGTATCTTTTCTTTATCCAGTCTGGATAACAATTAATATCAACTTCTCCTTGACAGAACCAATTCATATCAATATCGTATAAAAGACCATATTCCCATTTTCCAGTAATCATTGCATATTGAGATGGGAATTCTTGAATTACAGATTTATCTCCTAATTCTCTAAACATAGCATAATATGTTTCATTCATAACGATATTCCAAGTAACATTTTTAAATTGTTCTCTATAATTGAATGCGTTTATAAACTTTTTAATTTCTTCATAATCATTTTTATATTTATTAGTTTTATAATCTTCAGGTTTAGCATTCATACAAGATATTTCTAAATCAAATGCAGGCAGGTTAGCTAAGTATTCTTGATTTCTTTTATACATCAAACTACTAAAATAATAAGATTGTCCATAATTAACTATATTGCCTTCATTTTCTATAGGACTAGATAAAGCTTTTTCAATATCTTCTCCATTAGGAGTTTTATTAGTAGCTATATTAAGTCTTTTCATTATTTCATTTTGTGTGTATGGCGTAAAAGCTCCTGCTTCTGTCATACCTTTTGAAAATGCAGCAACATCAAAAGTTCCATTTAACATTTGAGCATCTCTAATGTCTAAAGCATAATCTAAAGCTTCTAAAACTTCCGTAACTTGTTTTTCAGTTAATTTAGTTTTTTTACTATTACTCAATCTTATTCACCTACCTTCCTTAATAAATATATTTTTTTAAATATGATAAAGGGTCTATATCTTTTTTATACATATCCGCTTTACCTTGTTTTTCATATTCCCATACTACAGATAATCCATACATTAAACTTGTAGCACGGTCTCTCTTTTTACTTTTTACTATTCTCGTGTAGATGATTTTCCCACCTTCAGAATATGATTGTTTAATATTACTTAACTCTTGAACGAGATTATCGTGTTCAACGTGGATAACCTGTTCTTCTGGTTTATATTTTCCACTTTTATATTCTTCATCGGTTTCATTACTATCAACTAATAATTGAAGACTACCATCTTCAAAACCAGTTTTCATATAAGGATAAAATGTACTATTGAATTCTTGTGTTGCAGTAATTCCTCTTATTATAGGATTTGCATCAGGAAGCAACATTTGTCCTTCTTCATCATCGTCACAAATTAATGGAGGAAATTCTTCAATTTCTCCTCTTGCATTTCTAGCAGTCCAAGGTTCTTCTAATAAAGATAATAAACCTTGACCAGCAGATTGAGCATCTATTACTAATTTCTCTGTATTTGGGAATCTTATATGTATAAGTTCCCTTAAGAAATCTCTTTGTTCTTTTAAAGTTGCACCATTCATAGTTTTAGTAAATACAACTTGTTTAATAAATGTTCCATTCTTTCTTGGAACTAATTTTATTACGTGCGTACACGCATTGTCTGAGCCAGACTTACCAGAAACGGCAACGTCGTGTGTTACAATATAAGCATATTGACATTTCTTTGGTTGCTCTAATTCACATCTATCTATAACTCTACATTTTGAAGTTATATCATAAGGATAATAACTATCGTTTGCACTTCCAACAAATCGACCTTCATATTCATAAGCCCATTTATCTAAAGTCATTTCAGGGTCATTTTTTTCTAACATCATATTTTCTTCGGTAAATAATCCTGCATCAATACCAACTCGATAATCTAAACTTGCAACAAAGAAATTTTTATCTCCAGATGTCATTTGGCTATAAAAATTTAAAAATCTTTGATATAAATCACAAGTTTTTAACCAAGCAGAAGATATATAAACCATTCTACCTTCTTCATATGGAGCTTCAGGAAATCTCTTTTTAAGTTCAATCGCATTCTCTCTTGGAGTTTTTGTCATCGGTATTAAAACTTCTTTTAATGCTTCAGTTTTAACAAGTCTTGCTTCATCAACTAAAATAAGTTGAAATCTCCAACCTCTCGAACTATCCCCTTTTTGATTATTACCCAATGTAAAAGCCCTAATAGAACTTCCATTCTTAAATTGAACAATACAATTATCCTGTCCAGTATTAATTAATTTAATTTCTCTTTTAATATTTTCGTTTTTACATAATTCGCCTTCTATTTTTTGTTTAACAACCATTCTTGCTTGATTACCATTTCCAGATACAATACCTATTGCCATACCAGGATATAAAATAGCCATACACACAATAAATATTGCAGCAATATATGATTTTGTTAAACCTCTACACATTATAAACATTATATTTGGAAATCTTCCCATTGCTCTTAATAATAATCTTTGAAATGGGAATAAATTATCCATTCCTAAAATATCAACAGCAAATTCATCTACATAATATCTATAATAAGATAAGAATTTAGTCCATTCTTCATAATCTATCTTTTCAGAATTAATTGGGTCGTAACTTAATGGAGAATCCATATTGTCATATCCCCAAGTTTTTTGAGCTTCTACTCCTTTACGAACTCTTTTGACATTTACTGCCATAATTATAAACTCCTATTTATATTCATAAATTGGTCTATAAGTTTATCAAACATATCCTTATCTTCTGGTATATGTTTAGGCACAAAATTATGTTTTTCAACCGCATCAAAAACCTTACCAAAACATCCAAGTGAAACATCACTTGCACTTCTTTGACTTTCTGCAAATTGTGCAGATTTTGACAATCTATCAAAATTTGATACAGCAGTATTATATGCAGCAACAGCATCTTTATCTTCTGGATTATCTCTCATAATATTATAAGTATCATTCATTGCTAATGATGCTTGTGCAATTCTTCTTGCATAGTCCTTATGATTTGTTGTAATAATTTTAAAATCATTATTCAAATCTTGATAATATTTATTTAAATAATTTAGTTCTCTTTGAGAATAATAACCTTGCCAGTCATCATCCCACTCTTTAATTTCATTACCATTTTCATCTTTTTCAATAGATGAAGTTTTTTCATAAACACTATCTTTAAATCTAGCATTTTCGTATCTAGTCTTATAAGTATTATTAATTAGATTTAAATACTTATCTATATAATTTCCTTCAACATCAGCCAAAGCTTCTGTCCAAATTTCTTGAATAAATGGCGTATCTAATGTTTGCAAAACATCATAGACTGTTTGCATATCATCAATGTCTACAATTTTATTATTAATACAATCCTTGCAACAAGGATGATAACCAATAGAAACGTTTCTTGATTTATAAAAATTACTTTGTTGTTGGTATCTCCCCATAGCATCGCAATCTTTATATTGACAGATTTTCTTTGGTTCTTTTGGCTGACTTGTATTAACCTTTTTAGTTTTAGTCGCCATCTAATCCACCTTTCTTTCAAAAATAAAAGAGCTCTTAATCAAGCTCTACTGTATAATTACATTCTATTCCTTTTTCAGTACAAACCAATACTGTTTGAGATGGCTTACCACTAAGTCTTAATTCTATAGTGTGGTCATCTCCGGAACCAGGAAAACTTCCAGACTGAACTAATTTAATACCATTAATTTCGGTTGTAGCAGGAAAATGTCTGTGTCCAAATAAAATACAATAAGGAAAATATCCTGCCATCATACTTAATTTTGCAACTCCAGCCGTATCAAATTTGTCATAATCTCCGTGAACAACAAAATAATGTTTGTCTCTAACAATAAAATAATTAAATGTATTGTCATAAGGTTCGACAAATTCTATATTTTCAAAATTTTCTAATTTACTTTTTGCATACCACTCTATTAATGTATCAAGACGTTCATCTTTTAATGCGTCTTCCTTTTTATCTATTCTTGAATGATTTCCTACAACACTAGCCACAGTAACATTGTTAAAATGTTTACTTAACTCAGCTAAAAATGATGTAACAATTTCACTCGCTTCAATAACTTGTTCTATAACATTTTCTCTATTAGTAATTGCAATTGATTTATGTATAGAATTACTAATCATATCTCCTTGTAATGTTACAAAACAATTTTCAGAATTATGTCTATCTTTAATTTCTATAATTTTATTTAAATATTGTCTAATTCTATCTTTTGCAACTTCTAAATTATACCTTCCCCACGCAGAAGCAAATGTTTGCCCTATATGTAAGTCACTTAACATAATAACTAAATCATTATCTGATTTTATTTGAAGAGCTTTTCTTTCTTCTGGTTTTAAAGGTTTGTAATCAATTTTACCTTGTTTAGAAATTACATCTTCCAAATAATCTAACTTATTTTCAACTCGAGCTTCAATTCTGATTCCTCTATTAGATTCAGTTCTTTCATCTCTAAGCTTAATTTTTTCTTTTTTAATTTCTCTCAGCAATTCTTCTTGTTCTTTTTTAAAGTCGTCATCACCTTGTTGTGAAAAAATTTCATCATAGAACTTTTTGGCGGCTTGATATTTTTTACGATAAGCTGATTCATCATAATATTCATCCTCTGCTCTCAATTGTTGATTTAAAGTTGGAGTAATTTCTTTCCAACTACCAACTTGTCCAGATTCAACTAATTTACCAACTCGCCATAAATATTGAATTTCTGTCTCTCCTTCTTTTCTTTCTAAAATCATATCAAAACTCCTTTTATTCAAAATTTGTTTTTCTTATTCATATATATAATACTTTTTTCGAACATACGTTTTCCTTTATTTTATGGGGCTTGTAAGGGATTGGGTTTTTCCTAAATTGGAACTTTCCTTATAATATTTGATGTTTTGTTTATTCTTTACTTCTTTAGCACAATTATCACAATACTTTTTTGGAGAACGTGTTTTCTTTATAACAGCACCACATTCAGAGCATCTCTTATAATGTTCTGGGTCATTATAATAATATAATTCTCCTAAAATGTTATCATAATTGCTGATACAAATTGCTACCTCTCCACTACCATAAGCATCGGAAGCAAAAGGTAGATAGAAATAATTATTAGATTTAAAATTATCTTCTACGTATAGTCCTTTTAATATTAATTGATTGCATAATCTATATCTATCTGCAACACGCAATTTCATTATACCGGCATATTTCCAAACATCCATATCATTTGTTATTACCATTTTTGCATTATTATGTTTACTAAAAAAGAATAATTGTTGTTGTGTTGTCGCCCACTTATAATAAACTAATAAAACAAAAAGTAAATTACGAGCATTTTCATCTTCAACGCTATTAATAACATCAATTTCATCTTTAAAAATCATTGTATTAATTCCTGTGACTAGAGGATAACTTAAAGCTCTATCAATAATTTTTTCATAAATTATATCTACATCTTTCTTATCTAAATATTCACAACCAATTAAAGGGAACTTATCAAGTTCTTTTCTTATTTCTTCAGTAGACATACCTTTATTGGCTAAATATCTGATGAGAATGTATCTTTCAATATCTTTTTGTCTATAAGTTTGAAATTCTTTTTTCTTTAAAAGATTTTTAGCATATTTTTTCTCATCAAATATTAGCATCTTTTCTTACCTCCTGAAGACTATATTTTTGTCCTAAATATTCCATTCCGTTTTCATCTTCAATTAAAACGGTTGGATTTTGTACGGGTATAACATCTATTATGTCGTCTCCCATTATATCCCATACAATATCGTGATTCATTCCTTTTCTTTGGCACATCATCATAAGATGATTAAATAATTCTTTTGTATTACTAAATATATTTCTTATTTCTTCTCTATATTTATCTTTGTGTCCATATAAAACCTGATTCATTATCTCGTTTATATCGTCATCTGCAATACCTTCATTTTCCACCATAGCAGCAAAACCTCTATATTGCTTTTCTGATTTATATGTTTTACAAACATCCATCAGTTTATTTAATTTATCTTCATCTATTTC